TGTCTGCGTGACAGTCCGCAGGACAATCCATCGGACGCATTTTGTATATGGAGGTAGTTATGAGTGAACAAGCAACCAAAGGTGCAGAGGGGGAGAGTGTCAGAAGAAAAGTGGCAGATATGATGGATTATGCCGAGCCGTTCCTTGAGAGATTCCCACGACCGGAGAAAGGATATGCTGGACTTGCAACCAAGATTCGGATGTGCATGAATGCTATGGCTGAGAGGGAGATGGATACCCACAAGTGTTACTATCCGAAATCAGTCCTCAAGGAATTAAATGAACTCGACAAGCAGATTCAGTATGCCAAATTTTATGTGGAAAGAGCCTACAGAAAACACATCCTTGATACCAAGAGGTTTCACGTGATGAATGACTACCTTACCCAGATAGGCAGAATGACCGGAAGTTGGATACAAAAGGTCAATGAAACTGCCAAAAACAACGGCAGAAAATGACGCTATATTACACTTTGGGAACAGGCTATTGCGTTTGCCGATTGCCGGAGGCAACTGGAACAATGGCTCCAATGCTGGCGTGTTCTATCTGAATTTGAACAATCCTCGGTCGAACTCGAACAGCAACATCGGGTTCCGCTCCGCTCTACCCTCATTGTCAGATTTGCAGGAGGTCTATGGATGTCCTGCCGGAACAGAGGGGATAAAGGAGTCTGTTTCCACTCCAAAAAGGAGAAAAACAACCGACTGAATGAGAGAAGTGAGTGAAACAGGACAACGGTCGGTTCTTCCATCAGAGAGGCTCACGGCTTGAAGTGGAGATTTGGCAGCCGCTAGTAACTTGAGAAAGTGAACGCCGCTATACAAAAGAATGAAAGAAAAAGAAGATGAAAATAAAAAACGTGTATGACACCATCTTCTCGATGGATAATCTTTACGAGGCATTTCTGGATGCGTCCAAAGGGAGGAGATATAACAGGGATGTCCTGTTGTATTCCTATGATGTCTGGACAAATCTTGATGAACTTCGGCAGAGGATTCTTCGGGGAGAATATGAGATAGACAGATATTACATTTTCTTTGTCCATGAACCAAAGAAACGAATGATAATGTCAATCGGATTTGAGCATCGTGTAGTGCAGTGGGCGATTTACCGTGTCATCAATCCGATGTTGGTAAAAGGATACATTAAGGATTCCTATGGCTGTATACCGGGAAGAGGTGCGTTAGGTGCTATGCTCCGCCTGAAAGGATGGCTGCAATATGTCAGCCGGAAAGACGGAGATTGGTATTACTTAAAACTAGACATTAGCAAATATTTCTACCGAATTTCGCACCGTGTACTCAAACAAATCCTGCAAAAGAAAATCAAGGATGAAAGACTTCTTGAAGTGCTGTATGGAATTATTGACTGCAAGCATACGGCGTTCGGACTGCCTCCGGGAAAATCTCCCGAAGATGTCCCGCTGGAGGAAAGAGAGTTTGATGTCGGTATGCCGATAGGCAATCTTCTCAGTCAGATGTTCGCAAATATTTATTTGAATGAACTAGATCAATACTGCAAGAGGGAACTTGGCATTAAGTTTTATGTCCGGTATATGGATGATATTATTATCCTGCATCACAGCAAAGAGGAACTCCACAAATGGCGATGGAAGATAGACAATTTCGTTGAGGAGAAATTAGAGTTAAGTCTCAACCGAAAGACCTGCATAAGACCTATCAATCAAGGCGTTGAGTTTGTCGGATATCGGCTGTGGAACAACCGTGTATTCCTGAGAAAATCCACTACACTCAGCATGAAAAGAAACCTGCGTGGCGTAAAGGAGAAATACAGGAATGGTGAGATGGCACTCAAACAGGTAACGCAGACGGTCAACAGTTATATAGGGATTTTGGAGCATACGGACGGCGATGAATTTCTGTCATCACTCTATGATGAAATGGTGTTTCAACATGGGGAAAGGAGGCAGGATGCAGAAAGAGTTGTTCCGATGCTCCCATAACAGGAATGGATGCTTTTCAGGGTATCCGGAATGTTTGCCTAAGTGTATTCGCTTTGGAAGATGTGAAGACTGCACTTCGTGGCACATTCCATATGAGCAGTATCCATGTAGTAAATGCAGACATCGAAAAACCGCACCGCCATAGGCGGTTGCTTTTATGTGAAAGGAGGTAGCGAATGTGACAATCACAGGGGCGATTATAACAATGAGTATCCCGTCTGCCGTCACAGGATTTTGTTTCTGGCTGGTGGAAAGACGGATACAAAAGAGGGAAAGCAAGGACATAGCCGAGAGGGAGCGTATCCAGAAAGAGGCAGAGAAACGAGATGAGGCTCGGAGGAAAAACGAAGTCATCATCATCGAGTCGGTCAATGCCGCCATAGCACTAGGGGAGGCAACAGCGAGAGCAGTCCAGAGGATACCGGATGCACACTGCAATGGCGACATGCACGCCGCTTTGGACTATGCCGAAGAAATCAAGCACAAGCACAAGGACTTCATCACAGAGCAGGGTGTTCAGGCTCTGTACTAAGGAGGCAGACAATGAAAACGATGGACAAAATACTCATCATACTGGCTGTTTTCCTGTTGGTATTTATCGCCATCATGATTTGGCTTTATTACCGGACAGAGGGAATACCGGACACACTTTGTTCCTGCGTCTTTGCCGTCTGCGGCGGCGAGTGTGGCGTGATGGGCTGGATTAAAACCAACAAGGATAGAATGCAGGACAGGGAGTATGAGATGGAAATGCAGACAGAACAGGAGGTAGAAGACAATGAACTGGATAATTGAAAACTGGTATTTGATAATCGCATTGATGGCTGTACTTGCGGCGGCAGGTCTCAGCCTTTTTCTTTTCTTGAGAAAACCGACAGAGTCACAGATTGAATCCGTCAAAGAATGGCTGCTGTATGCAGTCACCGAGGCGGAGAAAGCATTGGGCTCCGGAACAGGGCAGTTGAAACTTCGCTATGTTTATGACAAATTTATCGACAAATTTCCGTATGTTTCGGAAACCGTACCGTTTGATGATTTCTCGGAATACGTGGATGAGGCATTGAAAAAGATGAGATATCTCATCAACACAAATAAATCAGTCAAAGAATATGTAAAGGAGGAACAGTGATATGACAGAGGCAAAATTGAGACAGAAAGTAGTAGGCATTATGCAGGGGTGGATAGGCTGTAAGGAGTCTGACGGCTCGCATAAAAAGATTATTGACATCTACAATGCTCACAAGCCGCTCGCAAGAAATTATACCGTAAAGTATACCGATTCATGGTGTGCTACCACGGTGTCTGCGGCTGCAATCGAGGCAGGACTGACAGACATCATCCCGACGGAGTGCAGTTGCGACCAGATGATAAAGCTGTTCTCCAATCTCGGAGCATGGAAAGAAGATGATTCCTATGTTCCATCCGCTGGCGATGTCATTTTCTATGACTGGCAGGACAGCGGCATCGGAGACAACAAAGGCTCATCTGACCATGTCGGCGTAGTGGAGAAAGTAGTCGGTTCCACCATCACCGTCATCGAAGGAAACAAGAGTGATGCCGTCGGAAGAAGAAACATTCTGGTGAATGGAAAATACATCAGAGGTTACGGAGTGCCGAAGTATTCGAGCAAGGCGACAAAGGAGACAAAGACCACAACAGAAAAGACGAAAACTTCAACCAAGACTTCCAGTACGACAGAAACCAAAACATCCGGCACAACATCAAGTGGCAAGACAGCCTCTCTAAGCGTCGGGGATGGCGTTAATTTCAAAGGAAAATATCAATACACATCTTCCTACTCTGGAGCCAACAAAAAGGCAGCTAAGGCTTGTAAGGCAAAAATAACCGCTGTTGCCAAAGGGAAACCACACCCATATCACATCGTCGGAACCGGTGTGTATGGTTGGGTGAATGCGAGCGACATCGGAGCGTCATCAACCTCCATCAGCGTTGGTGACACCGTGCAGTTTAGCGGAACAAAGCACTACAAGAGCAGCTATGCAGGAGCAAAGGCTTACACCTGCAAAGGAGGGGAGGCAACCGTGAAGAAAATCCAGAAAAACAACCCTCATCCGTATCTGTTGCATCATACCGGAAAAGGCTGTACGGTGGAAGGCTGGGTAGACGCAAAGGATGTGAGCAAGTAAGGAGGAATATGATGAAAAATTACATCGGTGTGAAAATTGTAAAAGCAGAACATCAGAAGAAAAATGGGGAAGACGGATACAAGGTGAAGTACAAAGACGGCTATGAGTCGTGGTGTCCGAAAGCAACATTCGAGGAGGCATACAGGGAGTTGAAAGATGAACTGGAATTTA